ACAGTTAAGATGTTGAATACAGGTGCTGATCATTGCGAGTGTTGTACTTTTATTCGTGGTGGCGCTATCTTTTTCTTAATAGGCTTAACAATAGGGATACTATTATGACATGCCGATGTAATGAAACACAACCTACTTCTACAGAAAAGAAAGACACTACTAAACGTGTCAGACAAGTACCAGTAGACGAGCAAGGTAAACCAAAGACTGCCAAAGGGTTTGTTTCTGGATTAGCCCCTCGTAAAACAAAGTAACAGGGATTAGCTCAGTTTGGTAGGGTACTCGCCTTGGACGCGAGATGTCGTAGGTTCGATTCCTACATCCCTGACCAATTTCTTGACTTGTAGCAAAACGGCAATGCGCAGGACTGCAAATCCTTGAGGTGGGGGTTCAAATCCCCTCAAGTCATCCAATTTGGAGGTTGCCAATATCAATCTCCACCAAATTTAAGCTCTTATGGTATAACGGATAATGCAACAGCCTTCTAAGCTGTAAGATGGAGGTTCGATTCCTTCTAAGAGCGCCAATTTAGGAGATAACAATGGCAACGATTAAAGATATAAAAGAAGCGGCTGAAGCTGATCTAGTGACCTTTGCCAAACTTATCGCCCCTAATAGATTATACGGTGATATACACGTGGAAGTAATGGAGTGGTTACAAAAAGATTCAAGCAATCAACTACTACTACTTCCACGTGCTCATCAAAAGAGTTTCTTAATGGCTGTATGGACAGCATGGTGGATAACCAAACATCCTGATACAACCATTATTTATATTTCAGCAACAGCTACACTGGCTGAAAACCAATTGTATGCTATTAAGTCTATATTAGACAGCCCCGTATATAATCGCTACTGGCCTGAAATGCTAGATAGGGATGAGGGTAGACGTGCACGATGGAACGTATCAGAGATAATGGTAGACCATCCTAAGCGTAAAGCAGAAGGTATTCGTGATGCCACAGTAAAGGCTGTAGGTTTAACTGCAACCTCTACTGGCCTCCATGCAGATGTACTAGTCTATGATGACGTTGTTGTACCTGAGAATGCATATACAGAAGAAAATAGAAGGAAGGTATCAGCGGCATTGTCCCAATTTGCTTCTATAAGAAATGCAGGTGGTATAACAAAAGCGGCAGGTACTAGGTATCATCCTAACGATCAATACTCAGTCTTTAAATCACAAATGGTCAGTGTCCATAATTCTGAAGGACAGTTAGTAGAGAAGAGACCACGTTGGGAGATTATGGAACGAGTGGTCGAAGAATATGGTGAATACTTATGGCCTAGACAGTACAGAACTGATGGAAGGTGGTATGGGTTTGATGATACCATTCTAGCGGAGATTAAGTCAGAATACGAGGATAAGACACAGTTCTATGCTCAGTATTATAATAACCCAGAAGACCCTGACGCATGTCCACTAGAGAAATCATCATTTATATATTACAACCCTAAATCCTTAACTTATGAGGATGATGGGTGGTACTACGCAGGAGAGAAGTTGTCAGTATATGCTGCAATAGACTTTGCATTCTCTATGCGTTCTACAGCAGACTATACATCTATTGTTGTTATCGGAGTTAACGCAGACTCAGAGTTCTTTATCCTAGACATTGAACGGTTCAGAACAGATAATATTGCCGGTTACTTCAAAGCAATAACAGATACCTATAGACGTTGGGAGTATAAAGTCCTGAGAGCTGAGATTGTTGCAGCTCAGATGGCAATTGTAAAAGAGATTAAGACTTTAATATCAAATAACGGATTAAGGCTGAAGGTTGACGAGTATCGCCCATCACGAGCTGAGGGCACTAAAGAGGAGCGTATTAACGCTATACTGTTACCTAAATATGCTGATAATCGTATATTTCATAAGAAAGGTGGCAATACTCAAATACTAGAAGAAGAGTTGACATTATCACATCCTCCACATGACGATGTAAAAGATGCACTCGCTGCGGCTGTTGATGTTGCAGTCCCACCAATGAAACGCTTTAGGAAGGAAACTAAGGAAAGCGCTCGTTATAAACAAACCAAATTTGGAGGTGTGAGTTACTAATGGATAATAAATGTATAGAATTAGTCAGAAAAGATGAGGGAGCTAGAAGCCCTAACTCAGTGCTCAGAGGTTGTTTGGGTATGTTTGATAGCGTGATAGTTGCTGGGTATAGTAAACCAGAGCATGATGATGACACGATTATCATCTACGCTTGTGAAGGGATTACTGAAGAGATGATGGCTTTAATCAGCTTAAAGCTGCAACATATCTCCAACATAGGCTGGAAAAGGGAAAATACTTAAATGATTGAACAAGCACTTAGCATGTATCAGAGCAGGGATGAAATAATCCCTGAATTGATTAGAACTTATGAGAACTGGAGAACTAGTAGAGCTGCTATTGAGAAAGAATGGTCAGATACCCAGCAAATGATATTTGCAACGGATGCTGCACAATCAGTGGGGGCAGTGGCTAGTTCTGGATGGAAGAACAACTCGACAAGAGGTAAACTAGCTCAAATTAGGGATAACTTACATGCTAATTATGCTAGTGCAATCCTGAATAACCCTACTAACTTTAAATGGGAATCTTATGGAAGCTCACCAGATATTCATAGAAAACGTACTGTAATTACAGCCTACATGCAGAATAAACTAGACCAAAGTGGATTTGATCGTGTAGTATCTAAACTGTTATGGGATTATATTGATTACGGTGTAGCATTTGCAAGTGGACGTTGGGTAAGTAAGACTCGTAAAGTGAAGAATAAGGTGACTGGTGTAGAGGAAGTTATTACAGAGTATACAGGTATTGAGGCAGTACGCCACTCACCTTACGATGTTATTATAAACCCTACAGCAGCTTCAATTGAAGACTCACCACAATTTGTCAGAAGCTTAGTAACAATTGGTGAACTGTTGTCGATGAATAAGAATATGCAGCATGATGATGCCTTTAAGACTAAAGTATCAGCTATGATGGCTATTCGTAAGAACAATGGTGGGGCAGATGATACGTTTAAAGACATCTCGTACCAAGTACAGGGATATGGTTCGTACTCTGACTACCTCCAATCAGGTGTTGTTGAGCTGTTAACTTACTATGGTAACATTGTTACTAACGATGGTGAGTTACTGGAAAATCAAAGAGTTGTAATTGCGGATAGAAGTATCCTATTGATTCAAGATGAGTATGACCCACTACCATCAAGATCGTTTATCAAGATGACAGGTTGGAGAGATAGACCAGATAATCTATATTCTCAAAGCCCTCTTGCTAAACTAATTGGCTTACAATTCAGATTAGATAAACTAGAGAATACGAAATCCGATGCTATGGACTTAGCTATCGAACCCCCTATCGCTATTAAAGGTCAGATTGAAGACTTTGTATGGCAGCCGGGTGAGATTATTGATGTAGATGTGGATGGTGACTTGCAGGAATTAGGTAAGAACTTAAATGGGGTGTTAACAGCTCAAAATGAAATTGCTGCATTAGAAGCTGCAATGGAAGAGTTTGCTGGTGCACCTAAACAAGCTATGGGGTTTAGAACTCCGGGTGAGAAGACAGCATTTGAGGTTCAGTCCCTAGAGACCGCAGGGTCACGTATCTTCCAACAGAAAGTAATAAAATTTGAAAGGGAGTTGCTTGAGCCGTTATTAAATGACCTATTAGCGTTAGCTCGGTTAAACTTACAAACAAAGGATGAAATTAAAGTCATAGACCCTGACTTGAGAGTAGACGATTTTATTGCTATTACTGTAGATGATTTAATTGCCAATGGTACAATTAAAGCAATTGGCTCAAGGCATTATATCACTAAAGCGCAACTGATGCAAGAACTAGCTGGTATTGTTAACTCAGGCTTGCTACCGTTGATTCAGCCACATATTAGTGGTGTGAAATTGGCTGAACTGGTATCAGATGTACTGCAAATAGATAGATACGATATTATGAGACCTATGGTCGGATTAGAAGAACAAGCGGATATGCAGATGCTGTCACAGCAGCTACAAGAGAACGTAGCAATGGCAGCTAGTGAAAATGCAGACCTAGCCCCTAGTGATTTACAAGGAGGTCAAGGTGTCCCAATCTAATACGTTCTGGACAAAGGGATTAGAAACCAAGGAAGCAAAAGATGCTTACCTTGTTTATGTGTCTAATCTACCTGAAATCAAAAGGTTAAAAGAGTATCTTGAAGAACGGGTACAACTAGTAAGAACTGAAAGACTTTCTAAGTTAACCTACGATAAGGCTTCATGGGCTTACCGACAAGCAGAGCTCAATGGTAAAGAAGTTGAATTACTTAGACTTGTTGAATTACTTAACATTTAAGGAGAAGTTATGTTTGATGAAAATGAAAAGGTTGACCAACCTACTGAGAATAAAACAAACGAGTTTCCTAAAGAAATTTTAGAACTGGTCGGTGCGGATAAGAAGTATAAAGATGTTGAATCAGCTTTAAAGTCTATTGCTCCCGCGCAAGAGCATATTAAGACTTTAGAATCTGAGTTACAACAGTTACGGGAGCAGTTAGAACAGAAGGCGTTAGATGATTTAGTTGCAGATGATGCACCTATTCCTACTAAAACCCCTACAGCAAAAGCTGAAGTAGATATTGAGGCACTAGTTGCTGCAAAAGTATCTGAGGTTCTGACTAAACAGACCACACAGGAACAGGCTAAAACTAACCAATCAATGGTAGTTCAAGCGGCTAAGAAAGTATGGGGCGAGACAGCGGAGAAAACATTGTATGAGACAGCATCTGAACTCGGTTTATCAGACCAAGAAATCGAAGCTTTATCAGCAAAGAGCCCTGTTGCAGCCATGAAATTATTAGGTCTTAATGGTGTAAAGACTAACAATATTGCTGGTGTACCATCAACAGTAAATAGCGCATCATTAAAAGGAAAACCACTAACTAAACCTGCTCCTCCTAAAAACTGGGGCAATGATAATGAAGTTGTTCAGTATGTACGTGAATTAGACGCATACATGAAACAACAATCGTAAACATTTAAGGAGTTAAAATGGCTCATTATACTGGTAACACTGGCGCGTTTATTAACGACCACGTATACAGCTCTATGATTTTAGAGCATTTAGAAGATAACCTGTTACCAATGAGTTGGTCACGTAATGTCAGTGAATTCTCTCATGGCAGTATCTTAAACATTAAAACATTGGGTTCAGTAACCTTACAAGAAGTAGCTGAAAACCAATCAATTACCTACACACCTATCGACACTGGTAATATCACAATGCAAATCACTGACTATATCGGTGATGGTTGGTATATTACTGATGAACTGCGTCGGGAAGGCACACAGATTGAAGCACTGATGGCTGCTCGTTCACGTCAAAGCTCTGCTGCACTGGCTCGTTTCTATGAGACTCGTTGGTTAGAAGCTGCTGAACGTGCTCAATGCGCTGGTGATGCAAACTCTGTTAATAAAGTTCCCCACCGTTACATCTGTTGTGGTTGTGATGCTAAGGCTATCTTAGACACATTTGCTACTATGCAGTATGCGTTTAATCAAGCTGACGTACCTTCTGCTGGTCGTATCGCTATTGTTGACCCTTCTATTGAGTTGGCCTTAAACGGTCTGTTCACTCAACCAGAAAGCTTAGCAAATAACTTTACTCTTGGTGGTCGTATTCCTAACGGATTTGTGCAAGAACATAAGCTGGTAGGTAGCTTGTTTGGTTGGGACGTATGGACTTCTACACGTTTACCTCGTATCCAAGAAGAAACTATTAACTACGAGCCGTTTGGTGGTCGTGTTAAATCTATCAAGAATGGTATTGCTAACTTGTTCATGTGCTTAGCTTCTGATGAAACTAAACCATTGATGCACGCATGGCGTACTAAAGCAGGTGTAGAGAGTAATCGTAACTGGCATTTACGTCGTGACGAATACCAGACCTATGCTCGTTTTGGTTTAGGTGCTCAGCGTGTTGACACATTAGGTGTTGTAATCACTGACGGTTGCGCAAACTTAGCTTGCATTGGCTAATTAGGAGAATATAATGGCTAAAGATTATTTTGAAACTGGTATGTGGGGTGTCACTCGTTATTTCGGTGGTCGCCATACCAGCCTGTCTAGTGGTTCAGAAGTACATAACACTGGCAGACAACGTGAGTTAGTATATGAGTTTGACTATGATGATCTGCCTCGGTGGAAAGACCATAAGACAACTCGTAATGTCCGTATCCCAGACGGTTCAATTATCAAAGAATTCAAGTTCGAGATTACTGACCCGTTCAAAGGTGATGAAGATGCACAGTTCCAGTTCGGTCTAATGGACAGTAATGGTGACATCTTATCCCATACTTACTTCGGGGCTTTAGAAGGGTTTGTAGGTCGTCAGCGTGGTTTCCAAGCTTGGTTTCCCAATACCTCTATTAGCTTTGCTCATCATCAGAAAGCTTGTGATGGAGAGAACTATACATTGTTGCATATTTGTGCTGTGGGTGAATTGACCTGCGGTGAAGCACGCATTACAATCGTATTTGAACCTCCATTCTACAGCTACCATTATGATGGTAAGGCTCTTGAAACCCAGAAGACAGGTACATTTATGCCGAATCGTAACGACTGTTGCCGTGATGAATGTAAACAGGTTGAGATTAACCCTTGTGATGTTGAACGTGTTGATGCAGTACAAGTGTTGGATTGTGACCCTGTTGAAGTTAAATACGAAGACTACGTAAAAGAGGTTGAAAAACCTGAACCAGAAGTGGTTTGTGAAGGTAAGGTTGTTAACGAACCTAACACAGTACAAGCTAACGACTGCGGTTGTTAATAGGTTAGGGGGAGATACTCCCCCTTTCTTTTTGGAGGAAAGATGAACCATACGCTACTTTCAACAGTACAAAAAGTGCTGTCTGATATGGGTGAAGACCCTGTATCAAGTATATATGCTTCAGACGAAGCAAGAGAGATTGCAAGTTTAGCAGTTGATGTTTACTCCTCAATACTTACAGAGCACCCTTGGGTACTAAAAGAAAGTATTATTACTCCTTTAAAGATTGATAAGACTACAGTATATCTCCCAAGAACGTCTCAACGAATTACTAAAGTTAAGTATGCCGCCTCTGGTAAGTGTTCAGGTTCTATGAAATCAAAGATATTTGACCCCGGCTTCACTAAGCAAGAGGAGTTTGCACCTTGTCTAAGCTGGACAAAGTGTGTACCACAAACATACTTGACTACAAACTATGCTCCACAGTGTAGTCCTATTAATAAGGACGAATCCTGTATAGAGCTGATATATTTAAAGCTAGATGAGTTCCTTGAGAATTGTAGAAGTACGCAATGTACCAACTGCGATAGCTGTACCATAGCGCAGTACCATATCAATATACCAACTAATAAAGACCCAGAGTATTGGACTGAGTTAGACGGCAATATTATACTGGACAGCTACTGTTGTCAAGATGCTAATCGAATTATAGAACAAAGGTTACTGATCGTTGGTCAGATGGCAAGAGAGATTGAATTACGTGATTTAGAACGTATTGAATTGCCCACCGAGTTCTACAACTACTTTTTATCAGAATTAAAATCTTCTGCTTTCTATACTATAAAAGACAGACCTAATGAGAAAGAAGAAGCTCGTGCTCAACGATTACGTAAAGCGCTGTTAAAACAGAATGGCTTAGGTAAACGTAAGACAACTGATATTGATTTTAACTACGGGTCTGCTTGGAGAAAATAATGAATGAAGTAAAGGTAATGCTTGCATCAGGCAAGAAGGCTTTAGTAGCCAGACACAATGAGAAAGGTACAGGTATCGTCATTAGTTATGAACCTCCGGGTAGTGTAATGCCTCGTGTACTGCAAGGCAGCTTCACTACTTTCGAGAAAGCTAAGCAAGCTATTCAAGAGTATATTGGGCAGTTTGAGGGCACTCCAGCGGCAAAGAGTAAAGAATAATGGCTAACACAACTCTACAGACAAAACCTTATGTAAATTACATTGGGGGATTATGGACAGAATCATCTCCCCTTAACTTTCCAGAAAACACTTCTCAGATTGAACAGAACTTCAAGATTAATCCTGATGGAACAAGGGAAAGAAGATTGGGTCTACAAGAGATTGTGAATAATGAAATGGTAAAGGACATGACTACCAGATGGGTGTTCCACAGTTACAGATGGTTGGATGCTAATAATGCTAACAACTCTGTGTATATGGTTACTCAGGTGGGCAGGTATATTCATTTCTATGAAGAGAGTACAGTATGTCATTCTGACTACACTTGGAAATTTTCAATTGACTTACAACAATATGCAGTTAATGAAGCAAGTATTTGGGATTATCCAGTAAGTTTTGCTAGTGGTATGGGGAAGCTGTTTATTGCTCATAAAGCTATTCAGCCTATTTATGTTACCTACAACCAAGGTGGTATATGTAAAGATAAAGATGAAGGGTGGGTTGTTACGGTTGTTCAGTTATATGAACGTGACTTTGATGGTGTAGATGATGGACTTGCAATTGATGAGCATCCTACTACATTATCACAAGAGCACTTGTATAATCTGTTGAACCAAGGCTGGACAATGGAGTACATTCAAAAGTATTTCGATCAGGCTAAACAATTGTGTATTACAAAGTATACTAATGATAATGACCCTGCTACAGACCCTGCTACTTGTGTTGGTGAGTACCCATCTAATAATGAGATATGGTACTTAGGGTTTTATACAGACCCAGCAGACGGTATAGAGAAATGGTCAGTAGAAGAGCTTAGAAAGTCTTCTATTGGTGCTGCAAGAGCCCCTAGAGGTCACTTTATTAGAAATGTCTTCGATACGTGTGACTACTTTGAGAAACTTACTGATATTCGGATAATTGCTGCTAACCCTGTTTATAAGGAGGGGAGTGATGATTATCTCAATAGAATTCGTATTGTTTTTAGCGTTCCTCACAATTTTGTTAACGGTGATACGTTTACGATTGTCGGGAGTTCTTACACGCACACAAATAGCACTGGCTCATATTCATTAAGTTACGATGGTACTTACACAATAGGCACTAATGCATTTGCTGCTGGTGATGATCTGTTTGTTGAAATAACAGTAAACATACCTAACTTAGAAGATGGTATCTCAGTAATTGTAGTTAATAGCCCCGGAGCATTTGTATACACTTCAACAAGTGAATCTACACTACCTAAGATACCTTGCTGTGTTGACAGATACAGACCAGAGGTTGTCTCTTTTTATGCAGGTCGTGTGTGGTATGGTGGCATTGATTCAAGACGTATTGGTAATAAGATATACTTCTCACAAGTATTAACTGACGATACTAAGATTGGTAAGATGTATCAAGAGTATGACCCAACATCAGAAGAGTTCAATGAATTGCTTAAAACGGATGGTGGTGTTATTGACATGCCTGAGCTTGGTTGGTTAAAAGCTATGGAAGAACTTAAAGATTCTTTGATTCTATTCGTAGACAATGGTATCTGGTCTATTTCAGGTGGTGAGATTCAATACTTTACTGCAACATCTTACTCTATATCTAAACTTACTGATGTTGGTTGTGTTGCTAAAAAGTCAGTTAAACCAGTTGAAGACACATTTGTTTTTGCATCAGATCGTGGTATTTACCTTGTATCCCCTGATACACGTATAACTAACATTTCTGAAGAAGCTATCCATAACCGTTACAGAAAGATACCTTCAATCTTAAAACAACAGATTGACATTTGCTACAACACATTTGATAAAACTCTTCATATTTTTCACGGGCTTAATCCAGCCCTTAATGTAAATAAGAAGCCTGTTTTCAATTGGAGGTATTGTAGTGAACTGGTTCTTAATCATAGGGTTAAAGCTTGGTATGAATATAAATACCCATCTTCTGTAATTATTGGTGCTGCCCATACAGGTGAGAGTGCTTTAGTGCCTAATCATATCATGTACTTTGCTAACATTGACAAGAAGGCTATCCCTTGCTATATGAGTAATTGTAAGTTCATTGATTTCGTAGATACAACAGAGGAACAAGATGCACCAGCTTACTTCCTTAGCAGCCCTGATTCATTAGGGGAGTTAATGGTAGATAAAGAGGTTAAGGAAATTTGCTTCTTCTTAGATAACGAAGCTGAAACTGAAGGTCTGTTCCAAGGTATGTGGGACTTTGCTTGCCATGAATGTAGTGGTAATATTACCGCAGCTCAGGAAATATTTAAACCTAAGAAAGTTTGTGAGAAAGTTTATCCTTTCAGATCAATCAGAACAGACTTGAAAGTTAAAGGAAAAGGTAGGGCATTTGAATTAGCAATTGCTTCTGTACCAACTAAACCACTTAAAATACATGGATGGGCAATTAAATATGAAGGTGTACCTGAAAGATGATAATGTACTTGTGTTTGAATACAGTAATATTGTAGTAAAAATAGTAGAGACAACCTACCCACATATTAGAGAAATCCATGCGGTTGCCAACATTGACAGGTTTGATGTTGGTACTTACTTTGGGTGGTTGTTGGAGTTTGAATCATTAAAGAAGAAACTCTATGATGAGTATAATGTGAAGGTGTTGATTAGTGAAACAACATCTGACGACAAGAAAGTCATTAAGTTTTGGAAAATGTTTGGTTTTAACATATTAGATAATGATAATAGGACAACCTGTTATATGTACTTAGGAGATTGATATGCCTTGGGCAGCAGCGATTACAGCAATAGCAACTGTAGCTTCTGGCTATAACTCATATAAAGCCGGTAAAGCTCAACAAAAGTATCAAGAACAACAAAGACAAGTTCAAATACGTATTGATAAGCTTCAAGCGAGACGTAGTAAAATAGAAGCTTATAGAGAGAAAATTAGAGCACAGGCTGAGGTTGTAAGCCAAGGTGTTGCTACAGGGTCTGATGGTTATGTAAATAGCTCAGGCTACCAAGGTGGTATATCAAGCCTAGAATCTCAGTATGCAGCTAACCAATCATTTGTAAATAAGATGGACTCTCTTGTTAATTATGGGTCAAACCTGCAAAACAAGTCTAATCTTTATCAATCCCGTGCTAGTATGTTTGGAACAGTAGCCAGTATTGCAGGTGATACATTTGGTGGTAACTACGAGCTAGGCAACACAATGAGATCACTATTCAAATAAGGAGACACTATGTCAATTCTAATTCCAGAGTATTTAGGTAATGCGCAACAACCAGCTCAGTTTTCACTGATGGATGTACCTTCAACCAATACTTTCCAATCACCTATACCTACTCCAAAGAATAAACTTGACGCTCTCTTTGTTACTACTAATCAAGTAGTAAATGCTGGAGGTAGCAACTCACCTGTTGCAGACTTCCTGAGCAATATGACACATATTCATAATATGGATAGTGGTGATAACTTGTTAACTGCACAATCAAGACAGGCTGCAAGTATGACAACTGATGAACTAGCTAATATGATTACAGAGGGTTATATTGACCCTGTTGAAGCTAAACAAGTATCAGACTACGTAACCACACAAGGTAACTCACCAGAGCTAGCTATTGAGGAGGGTATTGGTTCTTTAACTAATACACCTGAGAAAGCAGCAGAGGTTAAAAGCTCTTATAAGATTGCACAAGCGTTAGACGAGATTGGCAAAGAAAAAGAAGGGTGGTTTACTGTAGGTAAAGAGTATGCTAAATCTGTTTTGATTCCGGGGCGTGATAACTTCCTAGCTAATGAGTTGATTGGTTCTTTTGGTATGGGCTCTTACGATAAGTTTGTTAGCTACTACAGAAGCTTACCTGAAGATAAGAAAGCAAAGGCTACAGACAGTATTCTTGCTAAGATGAAGACTGTCGATGGTTACTGGCTAGAGAAGCAAGGTGTATTGACTGATTTAATCTCTTTATCATCTGATTCAGACATCCAGACTAAGAAGATATTTCAGTACATTGATGCTGCAACTGTAGGTATTGATGGTTTAGGTGCGGCTAAGGCAGGTAAGCGTTTATTAGGTGCACTAGTGACCAAAACAGACCCTATAGCAGTCTTAAATAGTGCAGGTAATACCAAGGTAGCGGGTCAGCTTAATGCGGCTGCTATCAAAGACCCAGCGCTTGCTGATAATATTGGTGCAGATCGTGATCTTGCTATGTTAGACTTATTCCCTACTGAGAGAACTCAGAAAGTAATAAATACCACAGGGGCTAATGCTAATGCTACACTAGATGCCCTTAGTTCAGGTACAATGTATAACCCTGAGAATGTTAATAAGTTCAGACAGGAGACGATTGACAGCCTGAAGAATGTTGATACATTATCTCCTGAGTTATTTACAGCAGCAGAGAAGACATCAGAGGCTCGTAGAATTGCAAAGGACCGCGTTAACGAGGTTAAAAAGCAGTACAGCTACCAAGCTACTACTCAACCTACTATGCGCCTTGAATCGCATCCTACGCAGCCTAATCGCATGATTATGCACCTAGACTATGAGGGTAGTAAGGATGTATATAAAGCTTCTGATACTGAAGTAAATTATGAGGCTGCAAAGAAGCTGTTAGCTGTAGATACTAAGCAGTCAACAGCAGTCTTGGCTAAGAAGCTTGGGGTTAGTGTTGCGGATGCTAAAGAACTCAGAACTATGGTTAAGACTGGTAAGAAAGACCCTAAGAGTTTAAACATACCTAAAGGTACTACAACCAAAGTTGCAACACCCCATAAAGAAACAATTGAGTTTGATCTTGATGATACTGTATGGGATAAGATGGAAAAAATGTACAAAGACGACCATGTATTTGGTGGTATGGGTACATCACCTAAGATGCAGTTCCGTAGCTTAGAAGATAACTCTACAACTGTTAATCGTATTGTAGAAGACTACGGTCTTGTAATGGCTAACCAGAATAAGCTTAGAGAGGTGTTTGCTAAATCTTATACAAGTGCTTTAAACAAGGCTAATAAGGGTAAGATATTTGGTGGTGGTCAGAAGAAGGTAGAGAAAGCTTTATCAGACTCAGATGCTAACAATAAGTTATTTAAACCTTTAGAGTTAGAAACTAAATATGGGATGAATAAGAACCAGATTGATTCTTATTACCAAATCAATGAATTACTGGACATCGCTAAAGATATTAGTGATTTTAGAAACTTTAAGATTGAAAAGTTACGTGGTACTAAAGAAGCTAATTTAGGGAGTTCAACCGCAACAGGTAAGGTGTTCGATACGTTAGATGGGAATGCAACTAAGCATTTAGAATCTATCGGTATGAAGCAGCCTAAGCGTTACTATGACCCAGAGACAGGTCTTACAGTACGTGCTGAAGATTTAGATGCCTATCTTGCTAAGAACACAGATAAGCGTTTATTCTTTTCACAGTCTGATCATGTTACCTCCAAAGGTGATAAGTTTCGTGCCATGAT